TGTTATACATGACTTCTGCGCCCTTGTCTATATCTCCTTCACCTGCATTTCTAACAGCATCAGCTGTAAATACAAACTCATTTTTAGACAGTCTAGCAGGTACATCGTCTGCTCTTTCCATTCGACCGATAGGTACAAACCCACCGTCTTCTCTGTAATCTTTTTCCATACCATCCATGTCTAATAATGGCATAGTCTTTTTGGCTACCGGTTCTGCGTCTCCGCCTTCTTGATAACCTGTTCTCATCAGACCACCATCAGCAGCGAATCTTGGTGCTAAAAATTTATAAGGATTGTTTCTTATATCTGCGATGTTAATACCATTTTTTCTGTAGTATTCATCGATGTCAAAACCATCGTCTTCTTTACCTACACCCATTAAATCTAAAGCTGCTGGTAAACCTAATCCTAAACCTAATGCTTTACCAAGTGAAAGTTTACCACCTGAACCTAAAATACCTGAAAAATCTACAAAGTTATTTTTTGCAGCATTACCCATAAGTTTTTGACCACCAAATAAAATATTTTTTGCACCACCTTTGCTAAATATTCCTGCTAATTTGTTTTTTGTAAAAAACTGACCGGGAGTCATAGCTCCTTTAAACATTCCAGCTAAACCAGATCCTCCTGCAAGATTACCAAGTGCTCCACCACCAAAGTATAATAACGCAGCTTTACCTACTGGTGATTTAACAACTTTCTTAACAGCTCTTGTTGCTTTCTTAACTAGCTTACCTAAGAAATACATTTGTCTTCCTGATTCAAGGTCCATGATTCCTCCTTCAGGAGTATCTTCCATCATACCACCGTCCATGGCACCTGCTCTTAATTTATCAAAATCAAATATAGAACCAGCAAATCTTGGAGCTATGCCAGCAAACACACCTGTTGAAGGTGGTGTTGTGTCATCATCGTCATCATTACCTACATTACAATATGCAGGTGGGTTAGGTCCTTTACATGGGTCTTGTTGGTTTCCACCGTCATTATCCATAAAATTTCCTGTAAGCATTCCATCATCATTGTATGAAAAACCTTGCACTGGATTACCGTAAGCATCTGTTTTACCTGCTAATCTATTATCCATATAATCTTTATATGCTTTTTCTACATCAAAATCTTCGTCGTAAAGATCAGCGTAATTAGGAATTTTTCCTGCTTGTAAAACTTTATCTATAAAAAATTTTCTATTAGGTTTTCTATTTATGTCAGCAATAAATTTCAAATAAGAAGGCGTATATTTAGAATAATTTGCAGGCTTATTTATAAAGTCGTCTTTTAAAGCTTTTTTCTCTTCATTTGCTATTTCAAATAATAAATCTCTTTGTTCTCTTGTTTCTGGAGTTACATCATATGATTTACCACCAATTATTTGTTGAGCTGGTGCTTCATCTCTATCTCTTCCACCTCCTAAACTTGCTCCTCCACCAGGTCCTGTCGCTCCTCTAGCCTGACCTATTGATGTAGCTTGACTACTTCTACTAGAACGTCCATATGCAGCATCACCACGATAACCTGGTCGTTTACCGTCTGCTGGTTTGTTTACGAGTTGCTGGTATTGTTGTGCGTTTGTTATTGCCATTACTCTTCTTTGTCCTCATCAGATGCTGCACCTAGTGGTGGCATCGCTGCTACTTTAATTTTTAATGATCTTGTCACGTGCTCTCTTTGTGTTGTTGTTTCTGCATTGTTAATATCGTCTTCTGCTTCTTGATCAGAATTATATTCATAATTTGTTTGTATATTTCTTAATACTACCTCAGTTTCACACTTAACAACAGGTACTTTTTTACCATTTATCATTGTGTAATTTACTGATCCTTCTTCTTTAAACGCCATATTTTCTCCTTAATCTCTGTTTATTTCTAATAATGATGCCACTACATGTAACTCATTAGCATCAGATGCTGTAACTTTCAACACCTCACTTTCTAATAAAATTAAAGGTTCTGTTAATAATTGTTCACTAGTATTAGAAGCTATTGACTTAACTTTAAATAAACTAAATACAGCACTTGCTGCATTAGTTAATGTTACTGTTATTGTAGCTGCACTTCCAGCATCGTTTGATACCAATAAAGATTTTACGATTGCTCTAGAATTACTAGGTGTTGTATATAAAACTGTTTCTGATGTAGTAGTTAAATCTACTTTTGCATTTGTATATATATTAGCCATTAAGCCACGCAAACCTTTCTTGTTCTTGTTTTACTTGATCTAAAAATGTAGAATTTAATTGTTCAACTATTAAAGTGATAGCTCTATTAATTTGTTTTTGATTTGAAAAATCGTATTCTTCTTTTGGTTCTGGTAATCTTACTACTACTTTAGCCATTATCTACGTCCATCTGGTTGTATATCTATTCTTAAAGTTCCAAAACGCCAAGACTCACTAACATCAGTGTTTTCTATCTTAATGTTAACAAATCTTCCTCTGGCCCTAGTATCTTTTTTATCAGTGCTAGAGTTAATTGTAAAGGGACTTAGAGCAGTTGTTGTTTCTGATTGTTGAGGATAACGTTTTATAGCAAGGGTTACTTTAGCATTACCTTGTAAATCCTTAAAGTCGGGTACAAATCTTCTCATAGCTAAGAATATTTCACCAGAAACAGTAGGACCACTTGATCTACCTTGAGCATCTTTTTGTTTAGCTTGTAAATCAAAATCAAATGATTTTATAAATGAAGTAACAGTTGTTGTACTACCATCAGGGTTCACTTGATCAGTTCCTATCTCATGTTCAAATAATGTTGTTTGACCTAGCCCATCTTCTCCAACAATAACTGGAAAAGTACCGACAGCTGAGTCATTAAATTTAGTAGCTGAAGGTTTAGGATATACACTAGCATCAATCCAAGATGTTCTTGCTTCTGTTCCTATATACCAAACACCACCTTTCATAGGTTCTCCATAATTAAATACAACGTATTGATCATTATAATCAGAACTAGTTGATGGATAATACCAAATAACTTCTGTATATAAATTATTTATACCTGCATAAATTTGTTGACCTTTAGTTGTATCAGCTTGGTCATAAACATAATCTTCAACAGAACAAGGTAAAGATTTTACTGTACCATCAAACATAAAGAAACCATTATTAGACATCCAAAACGCAACCCCATCTATTTCAACAGCTGCGTTCTTACCAATCAATCCACAGTTAGTACCAACTTGTTCAAAACCAAAAGTAAAAGGTGCACCAATAAATTTCATGGTGTACAATGCGTTATCTGTCCAAACCAAAATTGTTTCTTTACCTTTTAAAGAACCCATAATTTTTGTACCGTCTTGCAATCTTTGTGTACCAGCTGAATTAATTGCTGTTGGTGTGTAATCATTTATATCTTCTTGGTCTGAGAATCTAATAAACATATCATCTTGAGTTGATGTATCTCCAATAGTTGTTTCAGTACCTAAATGAATTAAGTGACGTGTTGTAGGTGAAACTAATGTAACTCTTGTTGCAGTTGGATTGTTTGTTGTTTGAAAACTTGTTGTTGTAGTTGATGCACGTGTTGTTAGTCTTGCAGCTATACCTGCATTCCAAGTAAATGTTTTACCATTTGCAATCGTTGCAACTAATACCTGACCAAAATTACTTAATGACCACAGACCTGGTTCAAGTGATACGTCAGATGCAGAAGCTGCTTCTCCCCAATTACCTGATCCCCATGAGTCAATACCCCAACCATAACCATAAGATTGTTCTGCAGGACCAACTTGTTCATAAGGTTTAACTTCTAAACTTCCACCTGTTGAGACAGTTGCTGTTGCATTACTTGATTGTGTGATTGTAAATATACTTGAACTTGTAATACTCGTTACTTGAAATAATTTATCTTCAAAATCAGAATTAGAATAACCTGTACCACCTGGTAAAGTTACGTTATCTAATAATACAATGTCCCCTGCACTTAAACCATGATTAGATTTTGTTATAGAACAAACAGCTGAGTTGTTAGTTGTTGCAATAGTACAAGAAGATAAAGTAGCTTTTAAAGGTGTAATGTCATACAATTGACCTTCAAAATAAATAATTAAAAATTTATCTGTTCCAAGAGCCACGTACCTATTTCCATCTAGATCAACAAATGCAAACTGTCTTCTTGCAACACCTACAATTGTATCTGTAACTAATGATGACCAACCACCTACTTTCTCTGGTAAACCATATCTGAATCTTGTATTGTCACAATCTACCCATCTGTTTTCCGCACCAGATTCAGTATCTTGCTTATCAATTCCTGGTAAGACTTTAAAATCAATTAGAGCCATGGTCCGTGCTCCTATATGTTATCTTTATAGATCCAGCCTCTAGTTGCATTAACATAGACTAAAGTAAAGGCAGAACCATTGACACTTACTACTAAATCTGAAGCAGCACCTAAAATATTGGAACTGTTTCTACCGATTGTTAAATTGTTAGATGCAAAACTATTACCGCTATCTATAAAATGTACTTCATTTCCTATTGCAGGTGATGCAGGTAAATTGATAGTAACAGGTGTACCAATACCAGACCCTGAAGTGTTTACTAATAATTGATCACCATTAACTGCTGTATAAGTAGCTGAAGGTGTGTAGTATCCTTTAGTCTGTAGTTTACCTGTAATATTTGTGCCATCAGAATATAAAACTGTAGTTGATCCAATTGGTAAAACAAGACCTGTTCCTGAAACTGTCTTAACAGTTAATGTGTAATTAGATGCTGATCTAGCTGTTGCATCTTCTACAATAAAAACTCTTTCAGCACCATCAGGCATAGTAACTGTTCTATTAGCAGTAAGTGTTCCTGTTAATTTATAGTATAAATTCTTACCATTTGCTGTTGCATGGTTAGCTAAAGATAAAGCAACATCTGATGAGCCTACAGCAAGTGATAAGTAACCACTAGCTGCTTGTTCTAAAATTTGTAAGTTTGTGTTTGTAATTGTACCCCAGGTTCCTGATTTTTCCCCTGTAGTTATAAGCTCTAATTTTAAATCTGTTGATGTACTTGATGCCATAATTCTCCTATGCGTCCGGGTCTATCGGTACCCAAACTTGATTTACTCCTGGTGGTATTGGGTTCCATGATATCACACTTACGGGGTTAGTTGCAAGGTTTATTTGATTACCTGTTACAGGAACTGTTATGGGAAAAGCAATAGTAGTATTACCCACTGAAATATTTAATCTGTTTCCTGTTACAGCTATGTTTAAATCCTGTATGAAAGGACTTGAAAAAGGTGCTGCTGAAAATGAAGTTGATCCAAATAACATAATATATCCTTACGGGGTTTGTATCCTTGTCCAAGTTTGATCTACTCCTGGTAGTATACCATCCCATTGTTTAATGTTAACAGTAGATGTTCCGATATTTAACTGACTTCCTGCAGGTAAAGCGGTTGCTGCAGCAGTAATTGTTACTGTTCCTGTTGCAAGATTAGATTGTTTTCCTGTAACACTAACGACTGCATTTGCTTTTGCAACTGCATTACCAATTGTTAAATTAGCTCTTGATCCAGTGACAGAGAAGTTTGCATCAGCAGAAATAGTGACTTCACCTGTACCAATATTTGCTTGTGATCCATCTGGTAAAACAACTGCCGCTGCAGTAGTTGTTACATTACCAAGAGATACATTTGCTCTGTTTCCAGTAACTGGAACTGTAATATTAACTTTACTCTCAGCATTACCGATTGATAAATTAACTCTTGATCCTGTAAGAGCAACTAATGCATTTGCAACAATAGTTGGATTACCGGTTGTAATACTAATTTGATTACCATCTACACTGACATTTGCATCAGCAGTAATAGTTACATTACCTACGGTGAAATTAACTCGTTGTCCTGTAACACCAACATTAGCATCAGCAGTAATACCAACTGTGCCTGTATTTAAATTAAATCGATTACCGGTTAACGGAACATCTACATTGACTGCAATACCAACTGTGCCTGTTGAGACATTAAATCTATTTCCTGTTACACCGAAGTTAGCATCAGCGGTAACTCCAACTGTGCCTGTACTAGTATTAATTCTTGATCCATTGACTTCTACAAATGCGTATGGAGGAATACCTTGTGAAGCAAAGGCTGCTTCAGAGAAAGCCGTTGCACCGAAGTACATGGTCTATGCTCCTGATTTTGGATATTTATTTTTAGTAGCTGTTCGTTTAGCTTGTAATTCTGTAAGTGTATCGCCACCATCTAATAGTGCGTGGATACATTCTTCATGTGTTGGGTATTCTGCTTGCCTGTTTCTTTTCCATTCTTCTGCATCATACTCTGCTTGTAGTTCATTCATCTTAGCTTCTATGTCAGCTTTAGATATTGGTGTTGTGCCATTCAACCAAGTAATTTGATCATAATCTTCTGCATTAATTGTAAATTCTGCATTCGGATTAATTTTTAAAATTGCTTTATGTATCATATTCTTATCCTGCTATTTCCATTACTGTTATACTTGCTGGAAATGATGCTCTGTTTGCATCATCTGTACCATCTGCTGTTCTACCTATTACTAAAGTTTGAGAACTATTGTTTGTTAGACCTTGTAATTTATATGTAGTTGCACTTGTAGTTGACGGACTGTCTAAAAACATTACATTAACTGAATAAGTTTCTTGACCTTGTGAAACTCCATGTGTTGTGTGAACACCACCACTTGACCTTACTCTACTAGAACCAGATTGGTCAGCTAAGTAAATATCTGTACTACCTCTTACAAGTTTTAAAAGAGCATTTCTATCAGAGCCATCAATACTCATACTGCAACTAGCTGTTATAAAAATTTTACTAGATGTGCTTGAAGGAGTTATTGAAACTGATAAACCAGTAATATCTGTAAAACTTGTAGAAGTAGTTGAAAAAACATCTAGTTTAGTTGTTGATTGAACTTGAATAACATTTCCTGCAGCCAAAACAGAATTTGGTATTGTCCCTGTTATTGCATTCGCTCCACCTAATCTTGTTATCGCCATAATTTATCCTATCAACGCTTTAATTTCGTCGTCGTCCAATCCTAAATCTTTTAGCTTC